CGTACAGACTCTTTGCGGCTGCGATGTAGCATGAATGCACAAACACGTCATTCGATGGCAGCTTGATGTTAATCTTCTTGGAATCTGACGAAATACGCACCGCGGACATGATTTTCACGGAGATGACAAACACTGCCGCCAACAAGTTTGGAAACATGGAGCACGACTTGATGATGGTATCAGTGTGCTGCTTGACCATGGTGTTGTTCCAGTGCTGAACCTCCTGAAGAAATGTTTGATAGCGAATCAATGTCTGGCGACCCTTTGAAATTTCAATAGACTTTTTGTACAACTCGTAAAACGAATCAATCATCACTGGGGTCATAGCATTGCACAGCTTGATCATAAATTTGCGTTCCGCCTCGACAAGGATGGCTGTCGAGTCCATTGATGTTACTCAAGTTATTTCTTTCCACGCAATTTCGCAGCTGTTTTTTGAAGGTTTGCCAGTGATGGCAATGATATGTTCCTCGTCGTCTCTTCAGCAGAGTGATCGATAATCACTGGACCTTTTGGCTTTGTGTCTCCCCAACTGACGCCCAAAGTGCCCTGTGCCACCTTGATAACCTTGTATCCGAGTCGGTCAAGCTGACGCTGAATGTAATCTGTCGCCTTTTCAATGTCATACGCAGGATATCCTATCAAAAACATTGGAATTGTCAAAAATACGGAACGTTCTCCAAGTTCTGACGCAGATTTGATTTTGCGACAGAGCTGTTCGAGAATTGCTTTGTACGTCGTCTTTCGGACCTCAAGCCTCTTCTTGTCTTTATCAGCGAGTTCCTGAGCCGATATCATTTCCTAAAAGTAAATTACATTTTAGACTGCCCCAGTCCACGCAGATGTGGCTGCGTTTGCCATTGTCGACTGGCGCATCTGCTCCAACCACGTGTCCAATTTGGACTGAAACCCTGGAACCTGTGTTTTGAGCTCACCAAACTGTTTGTCCAGCGCAACCTGGGTATCCTCAAACGTCGTGTACGAGTCGCCGCCACCAAAAGGCTCAAACACATCAGCGGCGCCTATACCAGGCTGGGGCTGCTCTGACATTTCCAGTATGTTGCCGTCAGCATCAGCCTTGATGTCATACTGGACACCAAAGTACCCACGGGTATTGATGAACATTATTCTCGCGTTGAATATTGAGGATCCCTTGTCACCCTCCATCGGGTTGATGTATATTGTTTGGACTGGGTAAACATCGGGGTTTTTAGCCTGAATTGCATTGATGATGGTTTGAATCGTAGCTGGGTTCACCGAAACCTTGTCACTGACATCAGTAAATCCTTCCCCTCGCATAACCATACCGCGATTCCATAACAAAAATCCCAAAATTGCCAGCAGGATAAATACTACAATGTCCTTCATATTAGTAGTAATCGAGAAAAAAGGGGCGCGTCTCCCCCCTGAGTACAAAAAGTTACTAATAGTAATGGCCACCCTGGTCTATAGTGACAAGTGTCCTTATTGTGCACAGGTTCTTCAGGAAATTCGTGAAAATCCATCTCTCGTTCATGTCATACGGGTCCACAACGTTTCAACCCACGGTGTCCCATCCAGACAAATCACTCGTGTACCCACACTCGTAACCAATGACGGCAAGTTGCTCGTAGGGAATGACGTCCGTAAATGGATCGAGTCAATGAAGCCAGAGGAGCGCGTAGAAGAGTTTGATCAGTCGGGGCTCGCCGTATCCAGTCTGGATGACACGGACGGCAACGACGCCGGAGACTACTTTGACATTGACAACTTCAATGCACCTCTGGCGCCTCCGATGACACGTGAACTCGAGGAAAGAGTGAACAGAAAAGTGATGGATGCCTATCAAAAGGGAATGAAATAAAGCAAACCCACTCTAGTTTATTATGGTTCGTTTCAAGACGATTCAGGCGAGTGCATTTCGTACAGTTTTTGAAGTCCTCAAGGATATCATCAACGACGTAAATCTCATTTTTCGACCAGAGGGACTGTCGATTGTGACTCTTGATACTGCGCGGGTGACGCTGGTACATCTCGTGATGCCAGCTGAAAACTTTGAAGAGTATCACTGCGAGCAAGAACATACAGCAGGACTCAACGTGTCAAACACATACAAGTTGCTCAAGTCTGTGACCAACACTGACACACTGAGCATGCGTATCGACGACAACTACTTGCTCCACATTCACGTCGAGAGTGCAGCCAAAAAGTCATCAACGTCATTCGAGTTTAAGCTGCTTGACATTAATGATGACATGTTGTCCGTTCCGGAAATTGAGATGAATATTCTCACGACAATTCCGAGCGTCGACTTTCAGCGTGTCACGCGTGACATGAATAACTTGGCGAATGATATTCGGATCACGCGCACGGAGCACGCGCTTGAGCTCGAGTGCGAAGGTGGGTTTGCAAATCAAAAGACGGTCATCGAGTGTGTAGAGCCCGGAAGTAAAAAGCCACTCGGAAATATATTTTCGCTCAAGTACATTACAATGTTTACACGGGCGACGAGTCTTTGTGCGAGTGTCCAGCTATTGCAACACGCGGATGAAGAAAACATGCCCATTGTGTTTCGATACACGGTGGCAAATCTGGGTGAGCTCAAGTTTTACTTGGCACCCAAGGCGGAGTGAACACTTACATGACCGAGTACATCCTGAACGTGGAGTTTTCCTTGCACCTTTTTTTTGAGGACCCACTTGATTCCAATTGAGATGCGTAATCCTCCATGGAATGAAATGCTGAAATGTGGACGAGGTGCATAGACGTCAAATGAAACGGGTGATTGTGTAGGACCCGAATGTCGCTTGACGACATCCGTGCACACCACTGGCTGCGACCCTTCATTGTCAAAAAATAAAGCAGTGTGCACTGGGACGGAGAACTTTGGCACTGCGTTCCGTATAGGCCATGTCCCGAGATGCGTGTACAACTTACCCCCAAAGTAGTAATCAACGTGTCCGTGTTCTCCTGGTTTGAGTTTGTAAACCGGTATTAGTTCATCCCCTTGTTGTTTAAACATTTGATGAACCTGAAAATTTTTCGGTCTGATTCCAGTGATGACATTCAGAATAATGTCCATTAACTAAAAGAAAGTGACATAATTAATATCATGGAAGGACGCTATCAAGAAAGACTCACCGAGTTTCAAAAACGAATACATAAAGGGGAAGCCGGGGCGGAACAAGAAATGTACAACTACATGGCTGAATGTATTCCTTTATTGATGGAGTTTGAGAGCGCCGAAGGAAAGAAGAAGGATGTATATGAAAAATATATGATGAATGTTGAAGGGACTCATCTGAAACCGATGCAAAAGAAAAACCCCGGGTACATGCCCAAGTGTAAAGGATGTGGTTCACATGATCACATACACGATGAGAATTCGAGCGATATGATTTGTACAAAATGTGGAATGACAGATTACGTTCAATGTCAAGAGGTGGGTTTCAAGGAGGAACAGGATATGGAACGTCACGTTGTATATTCATATCGGCGTGAGAATCATTTCAATGAGTGGGTGAATCAGTTTCAGGCAAAGGAATCGACAAGTGTTCCAAAAGAACTGATTGAACAACTGCAAAATGAAGTGAAAAAGCAACGTATCAAAGACAAGTCAGACTTGACTCATCGCAAGGTTCGTGAAATGCTGAAGAAGATTCACATGAATAAATATTATGAACATGCACCCTATATCACAACGATTCTCAACGGGGTTCGACCTCCAACCATGCCTCAAGCCTTGGAAGACAGACTTCGACTCATGTTTGGTCAAATTCAGAAACCATTTGAGAAACATTGTCCGGAGAACCGTAAAAACTTTTTGAGTTACAGTTACGTGTTGTACAAGTTTTGTGAATTACTGGGCGAAGATCAATACCTGCCGTGCTTTCCACTATTGAAATCCAAAGATAAATTGTATCGTCACGATGTCATTTGGAAGAAAATTACCGCTGACCTTGGATGGGAGTATGTAGCCACATGCTGAAACTCCCAACCCAAATTTAAATCTCCTCCACCTCAAGTTCGTTCCCTGAATTTGGAAAGTTGATGAGTACACCCTCGGAGAGTCCGAGAAGACGCATGTACATGCGTGTCTGGACCCGATGTTCGTCTTTTAGGGTTTTGACCGATTTCAGTTCAACGATAATACGCGAATCAATAATCAAGTCTGCTCGAATGTTTCCAATTGCGTGGTCATCAAACACAATTGGAACGATTCGTTCAGTTTGGTATGGGATGCTCAGTTGACGCAGTCCAACCTCCATGGCATTGTGGTAGACGCGTTCAGAATATCCAGGACCGAGTGATCGCCATACTCGCCCTGCAATCGACTTGACGTGTTCCTTCATGATGTATCTTCGGGTGGACGGTTTAGGTTGAAAATAGGCATATTCGCTTGCTGCACGTTCTCACCAGAGCCATTCTTTTTGTAAAAGCGCTTCTCGAAAACTGGAAAGCCGCGGTAAACCACTGGAAACATCATAGCATCAAACTTGGAGTTTTCGAGTGTCGTCTGAATGGATGCAATGATTTGTACGGGTAGGACATCTCCAGCTTTGAGAACAAACACCCAGTCTTTACTGGCACACTCAACTATATCCACAATCTGATCTTCTGGAGCTACAAGACGGTTAAGTTGGTCGTGATGAATTAAATTTGCCGTTACAAAACTTACAGGTACGACAGTCACGTCAGTTGGACCCTCGTGGATGCGAACTCGGTCGATCCAGTACTGCATCTTTTCTATTGTTTCTTTTAATCTCCGTTTTAACTAGAAGATGGAGACAATCTTGTACGTCGACTCGCGACAGCGGGACGTGACGCAGTTTCCATCCGGAAATTCATACACGCTGTTTCTTCAAACACCTATGCACAACGTGGAGCGCATCGACCTCGTGTCTGCAAAAATACCAAACACCGTGTACAACTTGACGAACGGATCAAACGTTCTTAACTTTTCGGCAACTTCAAATGTTTCATTCAACCCTGGATTTTATTCGGTATGTTCAATTGTTGATACATTCAACAACTCGGAACAAGCTTCGAATGTAATGATGACATATCTGGATGCCGAAGGACGTTTCATATTTACAGGAAACTTGACATCGGTGACGACACAGACGCAAGAAATTGCAGACATTCTTGGTATTCCTCTGGGAACAATTGCATCGAACCCAATTGCATCGAATCCTGTGTACGCCGGGCTTTTCCCAACTGCAAATGCCTACGTGGTGTCAAGCAACATTGTAAGTCTCGAAATGAATGATTATGTATGGCTTGATGTTGAAGAGTTTCGAACACCGTTGACAACTGATGCTCGAAAACTGATACTCAATCCACAGGGGGTGTACACAACAACCGGAAATACGTCGGCGCGTTCATTTGCCATCATTCCACTTGATGTACCATCAGGTGGAATCAAAGCATTCAAGGAAGAGACTGATTATCGCGTGTCTGTTGTGTTTCCTTCGCGGTTGGATTCACTCGACAGACTGACTGTGAGTTGGCTGGATCGTGACGGCGTTCCTCTCAATTTCAGAGGACTTGATACGAATTCATTTACGCTACGGGTGTACACAGTGCATGTACCGGTTACACCTGAACGCCCTGAGAGTTTACCACCACCAGTGCCGTTTGAAAAGGATAATCAAAAGATTGTGTGGGGTGCTACTCTCGCACTTGTCATTGGGTTGATTATTATCATTCTTATTGGAAAGAAGCGCTGAAGGACTAGACAGAAATCTCATTGGCAATAGACATGCCACGGATAACTCTCTGCTCCTTTTGTGTCGTCTCACCTGGGACGCGGACACCACCACCCATTGTCAACAATAGAATAACTAACAGAGCAAGGAGAGCAATGAGAATAGCCTTCTTCATTTATAAAGGTTTAGAATTTAGTGCGGACCCAGGCGGCATTCTTGAGAACTGTATTCTTGGCGTGTGGTGATGTACGCTTCAGATATCTGGCGAGTACCTGGAGACGACGGAAAACTGCGAGTGGTGAGTTTTTGTGCATGGCAATTCGCAGAGACTTGTATCGGTTTGAGTTGGATGCAGACACAGAGTAACCGTACAGCTTACCTGGGGTCAACGCGGGCAGGATGAATGGACCTCTGCCTGGCAGTCCGCGGTTGCGGATGAGAGCGGACTTGACGCGAACTGTACCACCTGAAATACGACGAGTGTACGCTTTGTGGCTCGGGCTCGCTGGAACACTAATCGTACGACGGTACATATATGCGCGACGAATAAGCATTGTTATTTTGGGCGCAGATAAAAATTTCAATCCAGGTCAAAACAAGAATGAAGTACGTTGTCGCTGACTTTGAGTCGACGGCTCAAAAGATTATTCATTCTATAAGCTTTGTTCCTGTGCATGTAAAGGAGTCGAAGGAGTGGGTGTCGCACGGACGTGGCGTACAAGCAGAGTTTCGTAAAAATCGTTCCATCACTCGAGGTGTATTACGAACCATCTTCATACGCGAAGCGCTCGACGATCCTTACGTGAGTGAAAATCCAAATGTACAAGCAAAGCTTGGACGT